AATTGGAGCAATTGAAAGTTTCGGAATTCTGAAATGATCCGATCAATAAAACAAAAATATTGGTCGGGGTCGGGGTCGGGGTCGGGGTCGCGGTCGCGTGCGCGGTGAGGAAGGGTTTATGAGTTTGTTCGGTTATTGAGAAAACTAAGAAGGTCAAAATGACACGCGAAGAAGCACTTGAACTCTTTTGTAAATCAATAGATGGCCGGGCTGCTAGTGTAGCAGATATGTTTTATGCCGGATGGGATGCGGGGAGGAAGCAGGGGATTGAGGAAGCTGCCAGAAAAGCTAACGGATGCCGTGGCGGTGAGTTTGCGCGTGCAATATCAAGACAGATCCGCGCTCTTTTGGAGGAGAAATGAATAAAAAGCACGATTGGAAAGACTATACTCAATTTTATTACGACGAAAACGGAACTAAATGGGTTTTAGAAGACAACGCGCAATCCGCCATCTCCGCGCTCAAAGAGCATAAACGGCTATTATTTGAAGCAAACGGCAGACTGTTAGAGGAAAAAGAATCGGGGTTATGGGACCATAATCACCCGATAAGGAAAGAACTCGAAACCCTGAGGGCTAACTTTAATATCGTAAATAAAACTGCAACTGAATTAGCCTATGATCTTAAGAAGGCGCGGAAAGAACTCGAAACCCTGAAGGAGCTGGACCGCGTGCATTGCAGGAATTTGGATAAGGCTATCGGGGCACTTAAAGACATAGACGATATTTGCAATTTTGGGTGGTCAGACACCAAGACGTGTCATCCAAAATGTAAGTCGTGCACAGCGCGAGACGTTCTCGCCGAGATCGGGAAGGATAACAAATGAACAAAGGAGTAATAGTGCACGAAAATTTCCTTTCGCCCTTTCATGCACCGTCGCCCGCATATGCACGCTAAGTAGTAGTGCACCGTGCTTAAACGGTACAAACAGAACAAACGCCAAATAACATATGGAGTCGTAAAAATGAAACAGCATAAAACATTCGATAAACCTCAAACGCCGCCCCTTCTTACGCCTGACGAAGTGGGGCGAATTCTCAGCGTAAACCGCCGAACGATTTATACACTTATCAGGACGCGCCAACTCGCTGCCGTTAACGTAGGCCATCGCCTACGGGTTTTTAAGGAAGACCTATTCGCCTACCTCGAACGCAGCCGAGCCAAGGGAGCGCGCGAGGCTTGTGTAATGGCTACAGAACAATAACTGGGTTGAGGTCGCCAAGTCCTTCGGGGATGACTGGCGGCCTTGCTCTTGGCGAGCGGAAAGGTTCACGTTTTCACTGGCTTGCCAATTGTCGAATGTTGAGATCGCCATAACATTCCTTTGGCGATCTTGTTTCTGGGAAAGGGTAGCAAGATATGACGATAAGTAGCTGCTTTTATTGTCAGGCGTGCGGCCAAATGAAACCCATTATTCAACAGCAGCAGCATCATCGATTCAGACAAACTAAGTGGGCAAAAAAACTTTATGGAAACTTGATCCACGACTCAAGAAACATTATGATCGTTTGTGCCGATTGTCATGTGGGGCATCAATCTACGAAGATAGAGTTCTGGACTGAGTTGGAATTCTGCACGGCACTAGGCATTGAACCCAGATCAAAGCTATCGCTAAGGAGGTTTGTTTGAAATATATTTTGATTCCAGCCTTATTAGTAGCCATAGCGTTTTGTGTCTGTTTATTTCGGTGCATGAGATGAGTTACTCTTTTCTGTTTGAAATCCCAGGGCTTCCTCGCATGACCAACCCCTCGGGTAGAAAAATGCACTGGGCAGTGCTGGCAAAAGAAAATAGACACTGGAAGGCAATGGTAAACCTAATGGTCTGTGGCCATCGCCCCAAAGCGCCCCTTAAACGCGCCAGGCTGACCCTCACGCGGTTTAGTTCGGTATCCCCGGACTCCGACGGCCTGGTCTCTGGATTTAAGAGAATCATAGACGGCCTGGTCGCTTCAGGGGTATTGGAGAATGACCGATATGAAAATATTGGAATGCCTCAATATTTATGGCAGAAGGAAGCTCCAGGACGGGGAAGAGTTCATATTAAAATCGAGGAGATAGTATGATTTGTGCAAACTGTAAAAAATCATCAGAGAATCTACTAAACAGTTTTACTAGGCTCGAGCGATTACATCTGCTGGCCAGCGCCGCAGCCATGGCCAGAAGCATAGACCAAGGACCAGCCATGGACAGAGAGATAAGCAGCAGTGTTGTAACAAAGCGTCTCATATCGTTTCCGGAACAAGAGCAGCAAGCCCTTCTCGAATATCTCAAAAGAGCTGTAGGCGTAGAAATCAAGCTCGGTAGCTGTGCACACGGAATTCAGATAATCTCATAAAATATCCTTGACAAATAGCCTTTGACTCACCCTTTCCGGAGAGTTATCATCAATTCATGATAGATTCTGTCGCTCCGGAGACAAAAGATATAGGCGGGAGACCGCGAAAATCATTCGACTGGAACCTAGTCGAATCCCTCGCCATAGCAGAATCAACAGTTGACTTCGTTGCGGAACGCCTCGTTATTAAAGAGAAAAAAGTAATATCTAAGAACTCCATAGCTGCAAAAGTAAAGCTTATAGAGCGGCGCATTAGAGAGAAATTCGACTGCACATATGTCGAGTACCGAAGTAAAAAGATTGAGAACAAGCGGATTCAATTAAGGGACTGGCAGTGGCGGGCGGCTCGAGGCGGGAATATTACAATGCTTATCTGGCTAGGTAAGCAGTATTTAGGGCAGAGCGACAAGCTAGATCAAAGCGTGGAGCACTCTGGAGAGATCTCCGCAGGAAAGATCAGTCAAGAGAAGATGGACAAGATTTTAAGCGACCCAGAATCAACCAAACTTGCGCAAGAGCTTGCGATCAGGCTAGCCGGCGCAAACAGTGAAGGAGATGGTATAAATGGGAAAGATTTATAAACACAGCCTTAGGCGGGACGTAGCCCAAGACCACGTTCACGCGCTACCCGATGGCCGGATGACCGAAGGAGTTTTATATAAACCGAACGCTAATCAGCGCGCAGGGTGGCACAGCCATCTGTATGAGCATGACGGAATGGTTTATGAGTCGGATGCACGCTATGAAGATGGAGATCATGTGCATCACGTGCATGAGTTTGGAGGAATGACGAGCGCACCGCTTACCGGCGTTCCCACCGCATATCCAAAACATAAGGGCGAAGAAATGGGCAGGATGGACGCAGCAGAGGAAGAGGTCCGAGCCGTGATAGGAGACGTGGACGAGGGTAGGTGGAATAAGGCAAAACAGGCATCAGAACGGACCCTTGGCGTTCAGAAGTGGCCATTCATAGTTTGGTGGTATCAGCAACACGGTAACAACTGAGAATAGAGAAAAATGAGCGATGCCAATGCTCTCATTGGCCTAACGCCCAGAGAGATTGAAGGATTAGTAATAAAAATGCCCTGCTCCTTCGCTAGTTACGCGAGCGGTGGGAGGTGGCTTCCTTATCGGTGGATCCAGCATATATCTAGGCGAGTTACACCAAAAATAAACGAAGGAGACGGAAGGTTCTTAATAGAAGCGCCACCTCAACACGGCAAGTCAGAGTTTATATCTCACTGGTTGCCTACGTGGTACTTAAAGAACAATCCGAGAGGAAAGGTTATTCTGGCTTCATATGCAAGCACATACGCCGAGAAATGGGGAGCAAAGGTTCGAGAAGAGCTTACGCTTAACCCACGCTGTGCTATCCCAATGCGTACTGACACCAAGGCCAAAAGCAGGTTTATGACCAAAGAGGGCGGTTACATGATCGCCACGGGTATCGGAGGACCCATCACGGGCGAAGGCGCAGACCTTCTTATTATTGACGATCCGTTTAAAAACTACGAAGAGGCCATGTCCGAGAGGATCCGAGAGCGAAACTCGGACTGGTATCGATCGGTGTGCCGCACACGACTACAGCCAGGCGCAACCGTGGTCATTTTGCATACCAGGTGGCATGAGAACGATTTAATCGGTGAACTAAACGCCGAGGGTGGGTGGGATCGAATACGCTTTCCGGCGCTTGCCGAGGAAGAGGGGGATCCGATTGGGAGGAAGCCTGGAGAGGCGCTCTGCCGAGCTAGATACGACGAGGCTGCGCTTAATGCCCTTCGGGTAGACCTAGGCCCTATGATTTGGGAAGCCCTGTTTCAACAGAACCCGGTAGCGATAGGCGGAAATATCATTCATGGCGATTGGATTAAGAGATACGATGCATTGCCAAAGGATATGGACGAGATCGCTATATTTTCTGACCTAACTTATCAAGAGGGCCAGGAGAATGATTTCGCAGTAATCGAGGCATGGGGCCGGCGCGGGGCAAACATATACCTGATCACGCAGATCCGACGACAGATGGGGTTTAAGGACCAAATGGATGCAATTATCCGGATGAAAGAACGATACCCAACGGCCTATCACGTTGAGATCGAAGAGGCGGCAAATGGCGCGGCCGTAATCGAAATGCTTAAACAAAAGATACCTGGAATCTATCCCAATAAACCGAGAACATCCAAAGAGGCACGCCTTAATGCAGTAGCTCCTATTTATCAGGCCGGGAACGTGTGGTATCCAAACGAGCATACTAATCCATGGGTAAAAACAAACATAACCGAGGTAACAAAATTTCCGAGATGGAAAAACGACGATACAGTTGACGTCGCTAGTATGGCCGTGGGACATTTCGGAAGGTTCTGTTCTTCACTCCAGAGGCTTGCCGCTTTAGGCCGAAGGTGAGAAAGTAGAGAAACATGGCAAAAATAACTTCGATTCGTAATGGTGTTAAACGCGGTCCAATCGAGCGCAATCAAAAGCGCACAGACGGCTGGTCAAACTTAATTACGCTTCTCGGCACTACTCTTGATAAACGGGAGCACGCGCACTTACGCTGGGACCACAGGGAACCAGAGTTCTATGAGCAAATGTACGCAGGCGGAGGAATTCCTGCGCGCATCGTTGATCTTATTCCAGAAGAGTCTTTAAGGCACTGGGTTGACTGGACCGGAGTTGATAAGGACAAGTATGAAGAGATTAACGATCGCTGTGAACACTTAAACGTGCGAGACGCGCTTGCTAAGTCTTGGAAATGGGGAAGAGCTTACGGCGGAGCAGCATGTCACATTGTCACTGACACGATCGACCCTGCCTCTCCGCTTCAGGTTGGAGAAAAAGTTATCGGCCTTCGCGATCTTTCCCGATGGGACCTGCGCGTATTAACCACAGATGTAGAGTTTGATTTTGGATCTCCTAATTGGGGGCATCCACGAATTTATTATTTAAACGTTCAGATGGGATCGCAATATAAAGGCTATCCGATTCACTGGACTAGGATGCTTAGGTTCGACGGACAGCTAGTTCCTAGAAGGACATATATCCGAAATAATTACTGGCATGATTCGATTTTGAATCGGCTTTATAACGCTATCCGCAACTACGAGATTTCAAACGATGCAGCGGCGGCCTGTTTACAGGACTTCAACGTTGACGTGTTTAAGATGAAAAATCTAGCGAACCTTGTAGCTAGTGGACATGAGCATATAATCAAGGATCGCATTGAGATCATGCAATATGCGAAGTCTGTTATCAACGGAATGCTTATTGATTCAGACGAGGAGGACTACGAGAACAAAGGCAGAAATATGACGGGCGTGGCCGAGCTACTCGTACATCAAGCCAACAGATTAGTTGCCGAGACGGACATACCACACACGAAGCTTCTAGGGGAAAGCCCGGACGGATCTAATGCCACGGGTAACTCCACCTCTCAACAGTGGTACAACTTCATAGCCACCGAGCAGGAGAACTATCTAAGGCCCAAGCTTAAGCGCCTTATCCAAATATTATTCCCAGATATTCCTGATCTTGGATTCAAGTTTAAATCCCTGCGCGTGCTAGATGATAACGAGAAGTCAGATCTGCGATTAAAAACTGCTCAGACCGATCAGATATATCACGATATGGGAGCGCTAGATGCTACCGAAATCACCAACTCACGATTCGGCGGAGACGAGTGGACAATGGAAACCACGCTGGACAAGGAAGGAAGAGAATCAGGACTAATCGTTCCCGGCCAGCAACCGATGGAATCAGGAGGCGAAGAAAATGAGCCGGACGAAGCCAAACACGTTGCGGGAGAGCAAGCGCCGGAAGGCAAGTCAAGATTCTCGAGCACAAGCGGAACGGGAGAAAAAGAAGAGGAGCCAGGAGCTTCCGAAACCGAGCCGGGACATGATATGCGCGGACATGAAGGCGAGGGAAAGGATATCTCTGGGGTTCCCAAGGAGAAGCACCCTCAACCCAAAGACTCGGTAGAGGGGCAGGGCATCGGCGAGGTATTCTCTGGAATGCTTAAGCCAGGAACAGAGTTCGATCTTAAAAACGAGGAACACATAGTTCCAGATGGTAAAAAACCAGAGAGCACATTTATAAGCCAGACCATGAGCGAACCAATGAGAGATCCTCGTACCGATCCACACATCAAAGGTCCGGGAATTCCAAGCCATAATCGCACAGTGCTTCCAACTCGAGGAACGGGATTAATAGCGCCGAGCGGGTTTGATTTCGAGAAGGATGCAGGTAAGAAGGGCGCAATCCGAGAGCAGACGCCAACCGCAGCAAGCGGGGGATCCACGTACGTTGTTGAAAAGAAGGACTCAGTAGAACCACAACGCCGACGAGCGGCTACGATTATTGTCCGAAAGGACGATAAATTCCTGATGGGCACAACCAATAAGAACGGTCGATGGACTCTACCCGGAGGAATCGTTGAGGATAATGAATCCATGCATCAGGGCGGCATCCGAGAGCTTGCCGAGGAGTCGGGGCTTGAAACAAAGAAACTAAAGTTTGTTGGTAGCCGGCTAGTTGAAAGCGCGCTGGGTAAGCCATACGAGGTAGCAATTTATGAAGTCAATGCGCCGGAAGGCTTTAAGCCGACCACGAAAAACGATCCGGACAAAGAAGTTGCCAGGTGGGCGTGGCACCCGACTGATAAACTGGATAAAGAGGTTCTGGCAAATCTTAAACACCCCAATAACGTGGCACTAGATCACATGGGGCTTTTAAAATGATTGATCGATGGGAAGAGATGTGCATCCTGTTGTTTGGACTACTTATTATTATGGCCTACTTAAATAGACTGCCATGAAGTTCACACGCAAGCCGAAAATCCTTCCGAAACCAGTAGCTCCTAACTCAGCAGAGCGCGACTACTTACGCTACATTAATAAATACGTCAAGCTATATATTGATCTAATGCGCACAGGGCTTGAGGAGATTATTCCGGATTTAAAAGAGACGGCCGGAAAGGAGATGCCGCAGGTTCGTATGGACGCAAACGTCGAGTCGCGGGTTAGGAAACTGTTCGACAAGATCCAGGCGCAACTAGATGATTCTTTTTCGGATGCGATGCTTCGACGATGGGCGAAAAACATGGTTGGAAATGTCAATCGTAACTCTAAAAAAAATACAACCAGAGCAATTAAGGCAGGATATAAAAAGACGGGAGAGGTTCCTAACTTCGAGCCGCTCATGCAGGACGGAAAACTTTCTCCATACTTCGAGAACGTAGTTGACGAGAACGTGGGATTAATCCGCAGTATTCCATTGCATAGGCTTGAGCCGTTTAAAAATCAGCTAGTTGCGGTGATCACTAAAGACAGGTCTTACTCAGAGATTAAGAAAATAATTATTAAGCACTTCGGCGCAACTCGCGCGCGCGCAGCGCTTATCGCTCGAGATCAGGTTGGAAAATTAAACGGGCAGTTGAATAAATATCGGCAACAGCAGCTCGGGGCGAAAAGATATATTTGGAGAAGCAGTGCAGACGCTAGAGAGCGAAAGGATCATCGAAGGCTTAACAACACGGTGCAGCTATGGTCTAGGCCGCCGATTGTAAACAGAAGCACGGGAGAACGCGGGCATCCTGCCGACGATTATCAATGTCGCTGCTGGGCGGAAATGGTCTTAGAGGACATATTAGAATGAATCTTGATGATTATTCGATAATCTGTCAGACTAGAAAGAACGCATGAAAATTCAACGTCGCGCCTTACGCTTTGATTTGGGAGAACTTCGAGAGTCATCGCGAACTCCGCAGGGATTCCTCAAGGTGCCGGGCTTTGCCACGCGGGTCGGAGTATTCCCTTACATGGACGGTTCTGGCAAGATTCGGCGTGAGCTGCGTCATCCCGATGACGTATTCGACCCAAAATCTTTAGAAACTCTTAAATATGCTCCTGTTACCATCGAGCACCCTCCAGAGATGATTAATCCCGAGAACGTGGATCAATATCGAGTGGGACACACTACCGAGCGCGTTGAGATCCAGCAAGACAAGGTTGACACGGACTTGATTGTTGAAAGCAAGGAAGGAATTGACGCGATCGAGAAGGACGGAATCCGGGAACTTTCAAGCGGATACGCAGCGGACATAATCGAAGAGGAAGGCGACTTTAATGGCGCGCCATACGACTATCGGCAAGTAAACATTCGATATAATCACCTTGCAATGGTGCGTAGAGGTCGGGCTGGACCGGAGATAAGAATGCGGTTAGACTCAGCAGACGCCGTTATGCAGAACGAAGGAATTTCAGTACCGATGGAATCAGAGTTTTCTCAAGAGCCAAGCACAAACGATTCAGAGCAGAGACCTGGATCCGAGAATGCTATAGGCGAGCCAGAAGTTAAGCAGCTTGTAATATCAGGCCGGGAGGTTGAGCTGCCCTCCGATGTCGCCGACACGGTTCAAGATTATATTGACCGCTTCGACGAGATGCGTGCCAAACTAGCTCAATTGGAGGATGAAATGAAAGCAAGCAGAAAAGACGCCGACATCAATCAGCCCGGCATCTCCCCTCAGGTTAAGGTGGAGCAGCAGGGTCCAGATGGACGCGCCGCAAGTGGGAAGGTCGCCGCGAAAACTGGAACCATTACTGGTCCAGTAGGTCCGGAGGCTCAGCTACCAAAAAACGATAAGGACGAGGAAGAGGAAAAGAAAGACGTCGAAGGAGCCGAGGAACAGGGCGGAGTAAAGAAGCGCGGTAAAGCCGATAAAGAAGAGGAAAAAGACGACGACGATGACGACGACAAAAAAGACGATGACTACGCCGCTGGCGCTGGCACGGGAGCCGGTGGGGCTGCGGCTGGTCCAGTCGAGCGCATGAAGCAAGACATCGAAGCCATTAGAGATGCCTATAAGGGCGATGCCGATCTTGAAAAGAAGCTCGATGCCCTCGAAGGCAAAATGGACGCTTTCGCATCAGAAGGCTTTGGCAAAAACGAAAAGAAGGGAGACCGTAAGGACTCCGCTTCTAATAGCCAGGGTGCCGTTCGCGCGCGCGTGAAGCTAGAGCGTAACGCTGAGAAGATGGTTCCGTATGAAGTAGCTCAGAAGTTTGACTCCATGTCTGACAATGAAATCCGCGCCGCTGTGATTAAACACCACAACCCACGCGCCGATCTGGAAGGCAAGAGCCACGTTTACATTCAAGCGAGATTCGACAGCATGTGTGAATCCATTGAAGAGACGGACACCTCTGAATATCGCAAGGAAATGGGCCGGAGAATGCTGGGCATTGATGGCGAAGACCGTATGGACGGTTCCGAAGAAGTTGATCCAAACGCGGCGCGTCTCCGCATGATCAAGGCTGGACGCGAAGAGTTCAAGTCGAACTTGTCGGCCACAAAAAAGTAACAGAGAAGGAAAGGAAAATATAATGTGTCCTCAAATCAGTTACTCAACTAACATTCCAGCGGTGTCTTACCCTGGACAACTCGCCGACGGCTGTCAAGTCAAAGACGTCCTATCGGCCGCTGCCTTTTTGGCCGCGATGAATTACGGAACCCTTGCCGTGACTGATGAGGCCAATACCCTTGGCTTCGACCAGCTTGCATGTAAGGCTCCTGGTCTTACGACTGATATCTCTGTGATGGGCGCGGTCCTCGGTGTAGTGCTTGCCGATCAAGCCCGCGCACAGAATCCAGCCGTTCCGACAGCACAGTATCCGCAGAAATCTGCGGTTCCTTGCTTAAGGAAAGGCCGAATTTGGGTATATGCCGAAACAGCCATGACCGATGGAACTAATCCATTCATTCGCTTTGGAGCTTCCGTTAATGGTGCGGTACTCGGTGCATTTAGAAATGATGCCGACACGGTTACTGCGGTTGATCATGCGGTACAGATGCCTCTTGGACAAGCCGTTGTTCGTGGAACAACCACTGGCCCAGGCTATTGCGTGATTGAGCTGGATATCGTCTAAACCTAGACTCAAGGAAAGGAAACCAATATGAAAACGCGTTCTTTTAAATCCCAGAGTCAGGTTCGGATGGACTCCGCTCGCCTGATTCAACGTGGTTTGCGCTGCGACTCAAACGAGTCAATGTTCATGCTTCGTCAATTGGACTACATCAAACAACAGACCTACGATATCAAGTACCCGGAACTCAAAGCCCGTAAATTGATTCCCGTAAGCTCTGAGGCCGATCCGGGCGCAGAGAATATCTTCTATCGTCAATACGACCAGTCTGGCATTGCGAAGATTATCAGCAACTATGCTGACGACCTTCCAGACGCAGACGTTGCCGGCAGGGAATTCTCAGCGGCCGTAAAAACACTGGGCGCTTCGTATAAGTACAGCATCCAGGAAATGCGCGCTGCGATCTATGGGAACGTTCCCCTGGAACAGCGTAAAGCCAATGCTGCACGTCGTGCGGTTGCCCAGAAGGAAACTCGAATTGCCTTCTTTGGTGACACACTGACCGGACTGATTGGTTTGTTTACGGCTCCGAACGTAACCTCTGTTACGATTCCGGCTACCGGCTCAGGCACGACAACCCAATGGGTTAACAAAACCCCGGATCAGATTTTGTTTGATATGAATCTGGTTGCGAACACGGTTGTTAGCGTTTCGCTCGGTATCGAGAACCCGGACACCATGCTGTTACCGCTTGCGCAGTACAACTACGTAGCGAGCACGGCACGGTCCGACTACTCGGATAAGACGATCCTGAACTACTTCCTCGAAAACAACCCCTATATCAAACAGGTTGAATGGGTTAACGAGCTGAAGGGTGCAGGCGCGACTGGTTCTGGCGCAGGTCCGTATGATCGTATGTATGCCTATCGGCGATCGCCGGAAGTGCTTACACTCGAAATTCCTTCGGACTTCGAGCAACTCGAGCTTGAAAAACGGAATCTTGTTTACAAGGTTCCTTGCATCGAACGTCTCGGTGGCGTGTTGGTTTATTACCCGCTCGCGATCGCATTCGGAGATGGCATCTAATCGCCTTGGGACGATCATGCTCTGATCGTTCATAATCATACCCGGAGCGGCACGGAGGACGTACCTCCCCTGCTCCGGGTTTTTAACAAAGAGGGAAAATATAATGTCCAGAGAAAAACGCTTCCCATCGGATGCCAATAAGTCACGCTCCAGGCCGGCGCCGATACAAGTCAAAGCTCCCGATCCAGTTGTGGGAGAAAAACAAGAGTTGATTCAGGTCATATACGAAAGAGAGAATCATCATCTCTTAAATAACGTATTCGCTCTAGTTAGGGGCCTGAATAACGTTCCCGTTTCAGTTTGGGATAAGGTAAAAGACCACCCAGAGGTTAAGCACATGCTTACAGTTGGAGATCTTAAATATCCCAGCGGGAAAAAACAGAAAAATAACGAATAAACGAGGGAAAATACAATGTTTATAAAATACAATGGCTCAAACGTTCACGCTCTTCCATATATCAATACGCTTGCCTTAAAGGAGATGCGCAACCCTTCTCGAAAAAACAAAACCATGATTCAAAGCCCACAAGATGTTAAGTGGCTTCGCCCTGGATGGAATGAGTTTCCAAGGGACGCATGGGAGCAGAACAAGGAAAACCCTGCTATCCAAAAAATGCTTAAGAAGGGAACCATCGAGCTGCTTGCACATAAGGCCAAGATCAAGGTTAGAACAAAGGATGGAAAGCTCAAGATCGTAGAGCGCATGGTTGGAGCGGACGACGCGCCAGTAAGGCTTCGGTATTTCGACGAGGCCATGGCAATTAATATTGCTAAGGGTACGTTTGATAGGGAACTGCTTCAGCGATGGATGGACGAGGAAACTCGACACAAAGTAAAGAAGGTGCTCGGTAAGCAAATCGAGCCATTACTGAACCACGCCTCTGATGACGACGACGATGAGGATAATGATGTTTATGAAGAGGACTTTGATTAGCCCGAAAGGGCGAAAGGATGACCAATAATGGACGACCATCACGATGATCATTGTGAGGAACATTGTCACTTAAGCTCTCAGCATTTTCTGACAATATTCAGTGAATTTCAACACGTTGATCCGGCGACATTAAAGGTCTACCTGCGGCTTGCCAGTTGTAGAACGCCACCCTCGGTCTGGGGAGAGAGCACCCAGTACGCTACGGCGCTCTTGACTGCGCATATGCTGACCGCCAGTGGGAAGCAAGGAAGCGGACCTACTGGCGGTACTATAACGGCGGAACAGGTTGGAGACCTTTCTCGCTCGTTCGAGTCTATTGCCGAGATTGGAAGCGGAGACGCTCCATTAATGGTAACTCGGTATGGGATAGATTACGTTGCGCTTAGAAAAGAAAGGATCGTTGGGGCACAGCCAGTGCATACGCCGAGGCACCCCCATCTACACCACCTTTATTTTCCGGGCCGACGCTAATGGCTGTCTTCACAGATAAGGACAAGGGCTGGAATAAGCTCATGACCTCATTTAAAGTAAACGCCGGAGAGACCGCCGCGTTTGCTGGATACCTTCGCTCATCGGGAGAGCATAAACCAAAAGAAGAGGGAAAGCCGGCTACGCCAATAACCATGGCGGCCCTTGCCAGGGTTCATGAGTTTGGCGCTCCAGATAGAAACATTCCGGAGCGTAGTTTTATACGCTCTGCAATGAACGAACACGGCAAGGAGTTTGAGAGATTAATTAAGAAAATCGCGCGGTCTATGGTCTCGGGAAAAATAAATAAGAAGCAGGGCCTTGGCATTCTAGCTCAAAAGGCGATAGACTGGATTAAAGCGAAGATTGATTCAATCGTGCCCCCACCGAATGCACCTTCAACAGTTCGGCGTAAGGGGTCGGATGTTACTCTGGTTGACACAGGTCAGCTACGTAACTCCTTGGATTGGGAGCTTAAGGAAGGCAAATGACCTGCTCAATGCTCAACTGTAAAGGGGAAGCGTGTTGGGAGCCGGTTATTTTGTTATGGGCATATGGTCACGATCCGGTCAGACACCAGCCGGCCAGCCTTACGATACATGGGGCTAAAGTTTGCGATTTGTGCAAGTCTAGGGCTACAATCGACGATTATTTGTCAGAAACGACCATAAAAAGGATAAAAACAACGTTTTTCATACGGAAAAAGGCAATTCCGGACGTAGAAAGGGCGAAGATCGTTTATTTCGCGCCGGGCACGATCAGTATTGGTGGAGAGCGGATATTCGATGGGGCGGTCACATGACGCTATTGATTGGAAGATTTTTGACTGGGAGATACAAAGTAATCCGGACCAAAAACGGTGAATACGTTCGTGGAAGATATGTTCCAGGACAAATGGAGACTATTCACGTGGCCGGCTCTATGCAACCCACTACGGCTAGAGAGCTTAAGCTACCAGACGAGGGCAATCGGCTGCGTCAATACTATAGATTCTTTTCTGATCAGCCCGTGCTCGTTAACAGCATGGCAACCCTATCTCAGGGCGATAAGGTGATTATAAACGGGGATGAGTACCGAGCAATGTCTCTTTTGACGTGGCATAATACGGATCTTGACTATTTTATGACCGTGCTATGGAGAGAGCCGGAACAAGACAGCGATGGACATGGGAGGGTTGCTTGAGCAAGTACCCTGTTGGCACATTGAATATTGCGGCGGTTCAAGATGCCCTGTATGATTGGATTAAAGAAGTAACGAAGGGTGTTCTTACCGATGGAGGTGAGATCATTTGGAGAAACCAGTCGGAGCCATTGCCGCCCAGGCCATGCGTAACGCTGAAGTTGATTGACGGTCCGCGTCCTATCGCGCGTAACGGGAGTTTGTTTTTTAATACAAAGCGAGCCCCCTTTACGGTCGGCATTCAGATGGAGGCGACGCTTTCAATCCAGGTCTTTGGCAATACGCGGGTTCATAGACCAGTGGCTAACCAACTGCTTTTGGATATAAACTCTTCCTTGCTTCGACAAAGCGTGCTTGATGACCTTAAGATGGCCGGGATTGCAATTCAAGGGGTTGGGTCTCCGAGAAACTTAACGGCAATTGAGGAAACCGAGTACGAAGAGAGAGCTGGAATGGACATTTCATTAGGACTGGCTCAGAATGTTTCGGATAAACCGGGAGTTATTGAAACGATAGACGTCGAGATCAATACGGATGCCGGTACTGAACAGAAAACGATTAACCTACCCTAAGGAGGGGGAAATAAATGGCGGCATCATCGCTGATTGTAACAGTGAACATTTTAAAATCGACTCGCGTAGTGAGTCAGCAGGCATTCAATGTGCCGGCTATATTTGGAACGTCTGCTCGATTTATAGATGCCTATCGGGTCTATACGAACACCGCAGCGATGCTGGCAGACGGGTTCCTCCCGTCGGATCCGGAATACATCGAGGCAGTTGCTTTGATGGCGCAGGCCATTAAGCCTAGCAAGTTTGTAGTCTCTCACTTTACGAACGCCGTGGCCCAGGTCGATACCCTTGCGATCAACAGCCTTACCGTGGGTCATCCGTATTCGTTTACACTTAATGGAACCGTTATTTCGTATACTGCTCTGCTTGCCGATACCGAACAGTCAGTTCTGGCGGCTCTGCTGTCCGCGATTGGAACGGCGTTCCCGGTTAATCCTCCCGTGACCGGAGCGGTAACTGGAACAGGGCCTAGTGCTTTGTTAACGCTTACTGCAAGCGTTCCCGGAGCCGGTATTAGTTACATAGTAACGGATGCTAAGATTACTCATGCTGCTGTTACGCCTAATCACTCAATTATTGGTGATATCGCCGCTGCACAGTCTGCCGTTAGTTTGGAAAACCAGTTCTATGGCGTGATTGTAACGAGCCATCTTGCTTCAGACATTGAACAGGTTGCTGCATATATCGAAACTCAGCTCCTTGTTTATGTCACGGCTACGAATGATGCAGGAGTTCTTTCAAACGCTCCGGGTAACATCATGGCGGTTTTAAAGGCCAGGGCCTATGACCGAACCATAATCATGTACTCTGCCGAGGCCAATACGCACGGCCCGGATGGCGCGTGGATGGGATACATGCTCCCGACTACTCCTGGAATTGGAAACTGGGCAATGAAAACCCTGGTTGGAGTTACTGCGGATACCCTTACGCCGACACAGATTGGAAACATCCTTTCAAACAACGGCAATATTTATGTTGTAGTTGGCGGGAATGGTTGCACATTGTATGGAATCGCTCCTGGAGCGGATTACTTCGACGTGACGATTTTCATTGATTGGCTCACATCAACGATTCAGAACGGGGTTATTGCAGTTGAAACGGATCCTCTTAACCTGAAGATTCCTTATACTAATCAGGGAATCACGATGATTGAGAACCCGATTCGCCATGCCCTTAAACAAGGTCAGGACAATCAGGGGATCGTTCCGGGATGGACCGTAACGACTCCGGACATTACTCAGATATCTAAGGCTGATAAGTCGGATCGCACATTAAACGGGATAAGCTTCGACGCAACTCTTGCTGGAGCGATTAACCAAATTAACATTCAAGGATATGTCAGTTCATAACTAAGAAGGGACATGGAGGTAACTATAAATGTCAAGCGGAATTATTAGAGAGTACGCTCCCGATGATATCGTTCAAGTAGTGGGTACTCAGCCCGTTACCGGAGTTCATGAGGGAACGTTTGTTGAAATAGAGCGTGCAGTTGATACAACGGCTCTTGATGTAGGATCTGACGGCGAAGTAACAATGACGATTAGCCCGAATCAATCAGGCACGATTAAGATGACACTTCAGCAGGCCAGCCCGATGAATGATTATTTTAATACTCTGTTTCAGGCTATTCAGCAAAAAAACACTGCGGTAGGGGTTGTCCCATATACACTTAAGGATAAAAACGGTAACACCGTTGTGTCTGCCAAACAGATCTTTGTCCAAAAGGTAGCGAAGGTAAGCTTTGGAGACAAACCAGAGGGTCGTGAGTGGACGTTCCTCGCTGGATACCTGGACATTGAGCCGGGCAGCGAAGCATCGATCTGATCTCGATCCAATAGCACGAGGGAAATATGGAAATCGAGATGAGTAAAGAGGTTGAGGTGGATGGGGTGAGGTATTTAATTACTCATCCTAATCCAGAGGCCGGGATTCGGCTTGGTGTTGAGCTTTTAAAGCTTATCGGAGAATCGGCGGCATCGCTTGCGCAGGTGGATCCAGATAAGGCTTCAGAGGCTCTTGCAAGCGCAGTTAAGTTACTGCTCCAGAATCTCGAACCAGATAAGTTCGTTGATATAACGAAAAGAGTTCTGTCAACCGTGGAAATACAAAGCGATAAAAAGATGTTGATTAACTCCACGGTTTACAGCGCTCACTTCCGGGGCCGGCTTGGATCATTGATGACCTTAACGGCCGAGGCACTAGCCTTTACTCACGAGTCTTTTTTCAACGCGATTGTGGATGGAGTCGCGGTGATGATGAAGAAAGCGGGGGAAAAAATAACGGCGTAACCATCCAGGTCCCAGAGGATATGTGTTGGCCTATTTTAAGGCTAGTACTCGAGGGCCACGATTACGCGAAAATACTGACTACGTGGACCATGGGGATGGTCCTTAGGGCGAATCGAGCGATAGACTTGCAAGATCACCTTAATCGTAAAGCGGTTGCGCGGGCGCGGTCTGATTCTGACAATAAATCCAGGGGAGGATTGATTGGCACTCGGTGAGGCACTAAGAGAGTTTGGCGTTAAGATAAGTCTAGCGTTCGACCAAAAGAAGGTGGACGCAGCTCAGGACAGTATTGCCAAGCTTGGGTCTAAGATGCGCGGGTTCGCTTTTGACGTAACCGCTATCTCCGCCGCACTGTTTGAATCCCAGAATCTTTTTACCTCTAATGCTCGAGCCATGGAAGATCAGTCAGCAATTCTCGGTATTACATCAGAGAAGCTTGCTGAATACGAGTATGCTGCTAAGGTCGGAGCAAACGTAAATCGGGATGAGCTTGTTGGATCGTTTCAGAAGCTTGCTGATACAATGGACCTCGCGCGCGCGGGCGTGCCTGAGGCCACCCAGGCGATCTATCAGATGGGACAGGCGGCAGGTATTGGGGGTTCTGAGCTTCTAGGTAAGATGAGAGATCCAGCCTTTAAGGTAACGGATGCAATGCGCGTAATGGCGGACGGCATAAAGAATATGTCCGCAACCTCTCCACAGGCCGCCGCAAGGTTAGCAGAGTTTGCGCTTGGAAACGCCAAGCTTGTTCCTCTATTAAGACAAGGCTCTGGCGCGCTGGATATGTTAACGGCTGAGGGGAAAAAGAACTTCGCTCTTACCGATAAGATGTACAAACAGGGCAAGGCCATGGATGTACAGATCACAAAGCTTTGGCTTACCTTTAGAAAGTTCGGATATGAGATCGGCTATAAGGTAATGAAACACCTTGCACCGATGATTGCACAGTTTCAAAAGTGGTTTGCTCTAAATAAAAACATTATAGCATCAGATATAAACGCGTTTCTGGATACCCTAGCCGACGTTCTTAAGGCCGTGTACCAGGGTGCAACGGTATTATTCGAGGCATTCCATAGTTTTTCTGACTACGTTGGGGGCGCGAGTAACGCAATAAAAATTCTAGTTGGAGCACTCGTCGCATTTAAGGCTATTAGTTTTGCCGCATCGGTTGCGTCTATGGTCTCATCCTTTGGCGGACTGGCTGTGATGGCCGTCAAAATTGTGCCGGCCTTTATATCTCTCGGCGCATCGGTGGCTGGAGTACTTGGTCCTTTGTTGGCAATTGTAGCCGCAGCCACGGCCGGGTATGAACTAGGCAAGAAATTAAATGAACTAATCAATGAAAAGACCGGAGGCGAGGGAATAGGCGGCAAGATTTATGACTGGCTGCACCCAGGGGAAACGACAGAGGCGATTAATAATAAAAATAAGGCTAAATCCCCCGGCATGCTGAATAAAATGCAAACGGCGGCTAAGGGCCTACCCAGTGCCGATCAGTTCGCCTATGCGGCTCCTGCGGCGTCTGCGGGCACATCTGGAGCCGGCCCGGTAAACCAAACGAATAATAATCATATTACTCAGAACATAGCTATTCCGCCGGGCACTACGGTCCCACAGGCGGCCGCGATACTGTCTAAATCTCATGAGGACAGTGATGCTAGATTAAGAAAGGCAAATGCAGACGCTATGACTACGAGGACTCATTGATGGCAACGTCAATTGCTTCGCTTTCAGCAGGGCTAGGACAAGTAATCAGCCGGACGGTTTTAATACAAATGAACACCGCAACGGGCATTCCAATTCCTCTTGCCATCCTTGATGTAGTAAAAGAGGAACGAATTGATTATGACGCCGAGATAACTGATCATCCAGTAGAGCGCGGGATGGAGATAACCGATCATGTTCAGTTAAAAAATCCATCGCTTCACCTTAAGGGCACGATATCTAACACGCCGCTAGATCTGTCAGTAGCGATCGCAAACCTTGCTGCAGGGGCATATGCCGCAACGCTTTCTGCCACCTCTTCACAGATGAGAACCAACCTATTAAACTCTGGACTTTCTCAGGGCATGGGAATGATAGGAACGGCACTACAGGGCAAGGCCGGAAACACGCTGTCTAGCGCATATGTTGGTGCTGTAGATGCAGTTTCACGCGCCATTCTATTAAGCGTATATCAAGCTAGGCTACCGTTCTCTGTTATTACTCGCCGGCAGCGATTCGATAATATGATCATTCAAAAGATGTCTTTCCCGCGCGGTGAAGATACCGGATATTCATTAGCGTTTGAAATGGACCTTAGACAGCTCAGAATAGTAAGCCCATTAACCTCCAACTCAAACCAGCTTGACGAAAAAATTATATCTTCAGCATCTTCTACAACAAACTTGGGCAGCCAAGCGACACAATCGGTAAGTCCACAGATGGCTGCGTCTATTAAATCAGCAGGATTTCTAGCATGAGGAACTATGGCTCTACTTGAAATACCAACATCAAATCAAATCCCGACTTATGAATTTGGAACAACGCTCGATGGAACAAACTATATATTACAGCTTTATTTCAACCCTAGAATGAACAATGGCGCGGGCGAATGGATGCTAAGCATTTCTGATAAGAGTCGAAATCTAATTGTTGCTCCGGTTCCCTGCGTAGTTTCTGAGGGTTTGTTTAATCGATTTATTGATCTCGCTATTCCATCCGGAACCGTATTTACCTTCGACACAAGTGGTAACACCGAAGACGCTGGGCAGTTTGATCTAGGCAACAGGGTTCGCCTCTTCTACCTAGAATCGGAAACTATCCTATGAAGCAATTGAGCTTTAATAGACACGTAAAGATTAGAGTGTATGCAACAACATCGTCTAGCGAAGATAGCGTTCCTACAATTTCATACACAAATGGATATACGGAATTCAGTTCATTACAGGATGACGGATCTCCTGGATATAGAATCAAGGGAAAGGTTATCATTCAGCAGCAGACTATTTCATTCGGAAGCAACCCAATATTTGTTGCGATCTATAATCTTGGGAAAAACTCTCGAGCCATCGTTGAATCATCAATCGGGACAAACATAGAGATTTATGCAGGATACGGAGATGCGCCCAAAATAATAGGCGTCGGAAATATCCTCTGGGCCAAGACGCACAAAGAACATTCAGACTATATTACTCAGATCCAAATAGGAGATGGACATTTTGGCCTTGTAAACGGCGTAATTAATACGAACTTTAAGGGCGCAGTAACATATCGTCAGGTAGTTTCGGCACTAATGAATGCATTATCTGGCACTGGAATTATAGCCGGCACGCTCAACATTCCAGACGGGGGCTTTAATAATGGAATCGTACTTGCGCGGTCTCCCCTTAAAGCCTTGTCCGAGATATGCCCAAAGATGGGATGTCAACTTCTTTTTCAGGCAAACACATTAAATATAGTTCCGGTTGGCACCGACCTTGGTCATCCGGCCATAGATATTTCGACGGATCTTGGAATGGTGGGCATACCAGAGATTCACCCTCCTGGAGAGATTGGAATAATTAAAACCGCAGAGTCCGCTTCAGTACAGAATAACCTTTCAATAAAAATGCTGATGCGGCCGGAGATTGGAATAGGACAGGAGCTTAATATTTCAAGTGCCTTTGTTAATGGTCTGTATGTAACTGGGCGGGTAGTCCATGACTTTGACTCATGGGACGGGCCATTTTATACTGAATGCGAATGCTTTTTGGCAAACAAGAGTAAGGCTAATGGATAATCTATCAACCTTTACACCAGAACTATCTACTGTAATCAGGGCAAACATAGATTCAGTTCTGATGGATGCAAACTTTTGTCTACCCGGAAAGATTACAGCGTACGATCCGGATACCCAATATGCAGATGTTGAGGTTCAGTTATTACAAAAATTCACGGATGGATCGCTTATTCCATTCCCAGTAATCCCACACGTTCCCGTTAAGCAGCTCCGCTCAAACGGCGGCAAGACATTTATTCACATGCCGCTAGTTATTGGGGATGACGTGATTTTGGTGTTTAGCCAGCGGTCGCTAGACAACTGGAAGACCTCGGGAGGCATGACCGATCCAGACGATCCAAGGAAGTTTAATATCACTGACGCGTTTGCTCTTATCGGTGGGTCAGCAATTCCAGATGCATTCACGCCGAGCACAGATGATTCTATCGAAATAGTAAACGGAGAATCATCGCTTATTATTAGCCCCGACGGCACGTTCAATATTAAAAACTCTAACCAGGATTTAATAAGTAATTTAATCACGCTGGTTAACACATTAATCGCCTCAAGCACGGTTGTTGGTGGGCCATTTGTTCCGAGTACGATTACACAGCTTCAGCAAACCCTTGCAAACCTTCAAACACTGGAGGGTTCATAATATGGCGCTAAGCGGGTCTCGCCTACGGACGGCAATAGTCAATGCGCTCCAGTCGGTTGATCCTAGTATGACCTCCGGACAAGTAACTCAACTATCGAATGCCTGGCTTGCCGTAGCAAACGCGATAATCGCCGAGATCACTGGAAACGCGGTGGTTAATCCGGGTACGTTTCAGAATACGGCAGCGATTCCGGTACAGGTAAGTCCGCCGCTATATACTGGAGCGACAACGGCGGCTGAGCCAATAACCGGGGCAGGAACGGTGAGTTAATGACTGACCTAACAATGGATTTTCATACAAACGATCTGCTAATAACCAACGGAGACCTTTCCCTTATTTCAGGACAGGACGCAATCGCGCAGGATCTTCAACAGCGGCTACAGGTCTGGCTTGGTGAATGGTTTTTAGATACAGCGTTTGGGGTTCCTTACCGCCAACAAATATTAATTAAGAATCCAAATATGGATATCGTTCAGGCGGATTTAATCGCGACCATAACTGCGACGCCCGGAGTAACCCAAGTGTTAGATTTTGAATTTACATACTCTACTGTTGGGAGAACGCTTAATGTCTCAACTGTTGTTCAAACTAGCAATGGACAAACCATTCAGGTACAGGCGAATATTAATTCACAAGTTAGCGTTGGGACGATTGAAGGGACTGTGTACTAATGGGGGCTTACGATGTCATCTAATACTGGATGGGGCATAACAAAACAGGGATTCGTCATGCCACTAATGACGGATATTATCACCGACCTTAATCAAGCGCTCCAGGCGCAGTTTGGCGCGGGTATTAATCTAAGCCCCGAGTCGTTCTTTGGTCAGCTTGTTGGAATTATGGCCGAGCGGATCGAGCTTGTTTGGGAGGCTGCGCAGGACGTTTATTTTTCTCAGACACCCAATACAGCCCTTGGAGCATCGCTTGATAATGTTGGAGCACTGCGCGGGATTCCCAGACTTCAATCAACTTCATCTACAGTTCAAAATGTTCGTTTATTTGGAGCTGCCGGAACGCTGATTCCTAACACAACTCAATTTTCGGTGGTGGGGTCGCCTTTATCAATATTCCAAATAAGCTCAGCCGTTACGCTGGCTGCGGGAAGAAGTTGTATACAAAACGTCGCATTTTCCGCCATTTCTGTGGCTGGAAACTGGTCGTTGTCTATTAACGGATCGGCCTCTGCCTCTCTGCCGTACAATGCAACTGCATTGCAAGTTCAGAATGCGATACAGGCGTTAACGTTTTGTTCTGGATGCACGGTTACTGGAAACATGACGTCGGGATTTGTTATTACGTTTAATGGAGCTGGTACTGGCGGGTTAATGGTTCAGCCCTTGTTTGGAGTAACAACCGATACACTTTTAGATTCTGGATCTAATCCTGTAATCATTACGCCGAGCATTGTTACTTCTGGAATAGACCAAGCAAGCGTTACCTTAATCGCCGTAAACGCCGGCCCGGTATCTGCAAACGCAGGAGCGGTAACGGTCATTGTTACGCCGATCTCTGGGCTATCTGCTGTTTTAAATACAGAGGACGCGGTTGCGGGAACCAATGTTGAAACAGATAGCGCGTACCGCGCGCGTATGGCCGCAGAGCTTGCCTCGGTTGGTGCTGCTACTGTTCCGGCAATTCAAGAAAAGCTAATGACTGTCGAGGGCGTAACCTCAGCCCTTGTTTATGAGAACATCACAGATATAACAGATGGCCACGGGCGGCCGCCGCATAGTTTTGAATGCGTAGTCAGCGGTGGAAGTGATTCAGACGTTGCATACATGATCTGGAATAATAAGCCGGCTGGAATTGCAACCTATGGAACATCGTCTTTTATAATCACAGACTCACAGGGCCAGCAGCATACGATTTATTTTTCTCGTCCGTCTCAAGTGGACCTCTACTTAATTGTGAATCTTGTTGTTAATGGTAACTATCCGTCTTCTGGAAATTCATTAGTTCAACAACTATTATCCACATATATAAACAGTCTGGGTCAGGGCGTAAGCGTTATCGTGATACCAAACCTTATCGCGCAGCTTGCGGCTATTGCTGGAATTGATGGCGCTGTGATTCTTATTGGAACCTCTCCAAGTCCGTCTAGCTCCAATAATATTCCAATCGCAGCTTATCAACAGGCGTATACCCAAACCGACTTTATAACCGTTAACACTGTTCCGGGATAAGGAGATAATTTACGTTTATAAATATTCCGAATCACATTCAACTCGCACTCGCAAGGCTTTTGACTCAATATCAAAATAGTCCTAATTTGCAGGCATTATTGACGGCGCTTGTAGGGCCAGTTCAGGAGTTAGAAGACGAACTATCCGGGATGAATACCGCCAGATATCTTCCGGATGCAATCGGACAACAGCTTGATAATATTGGAATCATTATTGGTCTGCCTAGACCCGTTGGCGCAACCGATGCTGAATACATACAGCTCCTCTATGGCAAGATTGCCGAGGACATATCTCAGGGAACCCCGGAGCAGGCGATTAGAGTATTTCAGCTCTTTACTCAATCCACACTTATTATTCTGGACGAATATCATAACGCAAGTTTAATACTTGAGGGCAACTGGACTGCCGCCAGTCAGGCCGTAGTCGATCAGATTATAGATATTATTCAGAACACAATTCCGGTCGGGGTTAGGTGCGATGGACTTATTGGATTCGATTCTACAGATGCATTTGCATATGACGGGTCGCTTCCAGGATTAGGATATAGCGATAACAGTGGAATCATCGGCGGAAAATACCCGAATCATTATCTTTATCTTGGACCGGGTTTCGCTTACGATGGAAACGATTTAACTGGACAGGGTTATGGAACTACTGCCGATCCGCTGGCGGGCGGAGCTTATTTAAGTTAAGATTAAGGAGATTATATGCCAAGTAGACCTTCAGTAATGCCGATATGGACCGTTGGAAACACTCCGGCGAGAACACAACCAACAGACGGCGAACAATTTTCGGGGTTTTCTCCGAATCAGCGCCCTAGTGCTTATTGGCATAACTGGCTATGGGGTGTGATGTCTGACTGGCTTGCCTGGTTTGATTACGTGATTCAAACCGGACAATCTCCTATGTCTGTAGCCACACCAACAGGCGTATACGTTGCGGCCAACCCAGTAACAAAGATTATTGCTAACCCGGCAGGTGGGGCGTTTAATATTACGCTTCCGTCCGCCGCTTTAAATCTTGGATATCAGTTGACAATTAAAAACGTCTTTGGAGGATCCAATAACGTAACGGTTTTACCTTCTGGCAGCGATCTATTAGAGGGCCAATCATCGATCGTTTTAGCTCCAGGCGATGCCATCACGCTCTGCTCGGATGGCGTGAATAAGTACCACAGCTTTAATCCATAACGGGGGAACAATGAAAAATATAATCCTATCAATCTCAATACTTCTCGCGGCTTCCCTGTCGTGGGCGAAGTCCATAGATCAAGTTTATGTAATGCCTCACTCTGGCAATGTACCTGTTTGGGGCCAGGTTGATCTGAGTCAGTCTGCTTCTGTAAAGAATCAGCTTTCGGCCGCAAATGGTGGAACCGGGGCATCTTCTCTGTCGTTGGCCTTTGTTTCTCTTTATGAAACGGTTTCAACCGCAACCGGAGATCTTATTTATGGCGACGGAAGTGGCGCTCCCACCAGGCTGCCTGGAAACACAACAACCTCAACTAAGGTTCTTACTCAAACTGGAAATGGTAGTATTTCTGCCGCTCCGGTATGGAGAACCTTTTCGGCTCCCACGGCTCAGCACTTCCTAACTGGAAGTGGAACATATACTACTCCGGCAGGCGCACTATATATTAAAGTAACGGTGGTTGGAGGCGGAGGCGGTGGCGGAGGCGGTGGCGGAGGAACCCCCGGAGGAAATGGTGGGATCGGATCTAACTCTACTTTTGGAACGTCTTTATTAACCGCTGCCGGGGGTGGTGGCGGAGAAGGCGCCGCAAATGCTTACGGTGGGGGCCGGGCCGGCTCCGGAGGGGGCACGGTTACAATCAATTCTCCTGCAATACAAGTCTATGCAGTTACGGGCGGTGGCCAAACATCTGGAACTAGCGCACAACCAAACCAAAGCACAGGAGGAGTTGGAAACTCTAACGGTTTTGGCGGTGGAGGCGGAGGCGCAATAAATAACTACGCCGGAGAGACCGCTGTGGCCAATACTGGCGCTGGAGGTGGCGGTGGAGGATCTGGGTCTGGCGGTGGATTTGGCGGAGGCGGTGGCGCGGCAGGAGGATATGCAGAGGCGCTTATAAGCGCTCCATCGGCATCATATTCTTACTCGGTGGGTGCAGGCGGAACGGCCGGAACAGCTTCAAACGATCCTGGAAATGGATATTCAGGCGGAGCGGGCGGATCGGGCATGATTGTTGTTCAGGAGTATTATCAATAACATGAGCGAATCAATCGAGGTACGTCTAGCACGAATAGAAGAGCGACAGATAAGATCCGACGAGCGCATGGAGGCAAACCATGACGAAATCATGGGGAACATACGCCCATTAATAGTTGTTTCCAAAAAAGATCATGACTCTATCGTGATTTTAAAGAGGGATCGATTTTGGATATTTGCGCTTGCTGGCTCGGCTATAAGTGCGGCAGGATATGCTTTGATTGATCGATTTATCGGTAGAACTTAACGTCGGCATGACCGACAGAAAGAGGGAAGTATGGCACAGAACATTATCGCGTTTCTTCAGGCGCACGGACTTGGGATGATCCTGTTAGTATTCACACTTATCAGTATTTTGTTGGATACAGCGGCAAAAATCTTTTTGGCGCTAGGGAAAGTCGCTCCAGCCTGGCTTGCTACGGGTGCAAACTGGGTTGGAAAGATTATTCATTTCTTAAATGGAAATACAACGGCCGCCGCACAGATACAAAAATAATGACCGCCGCGACGATTATTGCTGCAATTATCGCAATATTTAAGGCGATTCCTGTACTAGATAGCTGGTTTCGGGAGCTGTTGGCTTCCTATCTGTCGAGTCAGGCAACGGAAACGCAAACACAAATATGCGATGCTGCGGCAATGTCCGCGAGGGCCAAAACTGATGATGACCGTTATAAGGCCGCTGCTGCTTGGCAGTCTGCTATGTCTCGTCCTCGGTAGTTGCCGAACTGACTCTCCACCTCCAAAGGAGATATGTATCCTCGATGGGTTCGGGGGTGGAGACTGTATTGAGTCAGATGGCTCTAAGCTGTACCGGCCGCCTTCTCAGATGATTAACTATTGGTCTACAAATCAGCCAGATATACAGGCGTTTGTGTCATGGTGTTATAATATCCCGCTGTCTTCGGCGGCCAAAAAAATGGAAGAAATTAATGACTCGGCGAGGGCGCATAAATGATTTTTCGGCTTATACGAAATAAATACTGCTCGTCAGGAATTTTTGGAAAGCTAGTAAACGAAGAGGATAATACCATTGCCTATACGCTAGAACATGCATATGCAAATGGAGATGTCTGGACGCCTAAGGTTGCTAAGGGAACGTATGTTTGTCGGCGGCACCAGCCAGAACACCTTCCATATGTAACCTTTATGATTACAAATGTTCCTCCGTTTCAAGGCGAGGAAGTAAATGGAATACTGATTCATATCGGAAATTATAATGAGGATTCTGAGGGCTGTGTCCTCCTTGGGGCAAACATTATGAACCTTAATGTTCGACCAATGCTAACGGCAAGCGAGGCAACATTTAAGAAATTTATGAACGATCTGTCTGGTGTGGATTCGTTTGAGTTGTGCGTATCGTAAAGGAGACTTCTATGAAATTTTTTATTCAACTTCTGCCATTATTGGTTCTGTGCTCTATCGGGGTTGCCGCAGATAATCTTATAAGCGATGGAACCTCTGGAAACTGGCAGTTAATTGATAACGCCAATAACCGATGGAATGCGCACGTTGCCTATACTACAGACGGAAGCGGAGATATTTATACTCTTGGCGGGCTGTCTGCTTCTGCGGATAACGTAATTGGAGACGCCCTTTCTGGAAACCATCAGCTCATTGATAATAATGGGGCCAGGTGGGGCCTTAGCGTATGGTATACAACCGACGGCGCAGGAAATGTTATTCCGATCTCTGGCGGAGGAGGTGGTGGTGGGGTTGCGTCTGTTACGGCTTCGGCTCCAGTTTTAAGCTCTGGCGGATCTCATCCAAATATTACGATAACCAAATCAGACGCTACTCATAATGGCTATCTGGCAAGTGCAGACTGGACAACATTCAACAATAAGCAAGATACGCTCGCGGCGGCTAATGGCACTACGAATGGTTATTTAGTTAGTACTGACTGGAGTACGTTTAGCGGAAAGATTGGCGGAACTGGGACAGTAAACACAGTACCAAAGTTTATCAGCCCAAACACACTATCCGCTTCTTCTATTACAGACGATGGGCTAAACCATGTGGGTATTAACAATACGGCCTATGATTCCGCTCTCCACATTACTGCTGGCCATATTACACAGACCGGGACTACCACAATAAACTCGCCCACAATAACCGTTGCAGACGCTACTGGAATCGTAGCTGGAATGTGGGTGTCTGATTCTGCGGGAGCATTCACTAATTCTAATTTTTCTCCAGTTCAGATTGAAACTATGTACAGGGTTGTGACTGTTGTAGGAACCAGTATAACGCTGAATCAAAATGCTGCGTCTACTCAGGCCGCTGACACATTTACTTTCTCTAATCCGAGTCTGTTAATAGCAGACTATGGCAATCCTACTCGTGGATTATTTATTGGGGCAACTGACGGATTTGGCAGACCAACTCTAAATTGGGCTGCACCGAACAGTATGCTGAAGCTTGGTCAATGGAACGTAGACGGCGATCCATACGAGATTCCATCGCAGGGGCTAGTCACTTATTTTAATACTATCAATGGCACGCCGCTCGATAATACCAATGGAAGCATCCAGTTATTTGGCCAGAATATCCTATGGTTTGCCGACATGGAAAATGGCGCATATAACACATGGATGAACATTGACCCAACAAGCATGTATTATGCTGATTACAACACGGGCAATGTTAAATTCAGCGTGCAGAGTGCAACTGGTAACACGGTTATTGCTGGAACCGTCCAGATTAAAGGCGGATCTCCTGCTGCTGGCTACGTACTTACTTCGGATGCGACTGGTAATGCCACATGGCAAACTGGCGGAGGAGGAGGGGTTACTAGCGTAACCGGAACAGCTCCCGTGGTTTCCTCTGGAGGAACTACTCCTGCGATATCAATGCACGCAGCAGACACAAGCCATGATGGTTATCTATCTTCTGCGGATTGGACTGCCTTTAATGGCAAACAGGCCACGCTTGGGTTTACTCCGGTTGCAAATACCGAGACAATATCTACAAGCTCTCCGCTATCTGGAGGGGGAGACCTGTCGGCAAACCGAACAATATCTATTACAAAGGCCGACGGGAGTACAAACGGATATCTTGCGTCGTCTGACTGGACTGCGTTCAACAGCAAAGCCGCAGTAAGCCGACGAACGATTTCTCTTACCAACGCAACAGTTTTTTTGGTTGCGGCAGGCTCTCAGTCGGATGTAAATAGTATTTCGGTCGTTCGCAACACCGACGATATCGTAATTTCTGCAATTCCGTCTGGGGTTAAGGTTATTTCGATATGTGTAAACTACACGTCCATGGTGAATTCGTCTGGGTCAGCCTATGTGTATTATCCGGAGCCAAACGGATCAACGACTCTTTCAGCGGCAACTCTTCCGGCAATCATGCGGTTTACTTCGGTCGGCGCGTGGATATCTAGTAGCACGGGCGCTTCGGTGGCGATTACAAACGTAAGTGGAACTTATATGGTTCAGCTCGGCCTTCCGATTGCGGCTGGGCAGTTCTCTCAGGCAGCGGGTGGAATAGCTAAGATCGTTCCATAGTAAGAAGAGGAAAGAAATGTCACTTCCAAAACTAAACGCGAAAATCACGCTAACGAACTTTGAGCCTATAACTCCACCTTCCGTTTGGAAGTTGACGTTTAATGTTTTCGATCTTGAAGGCATTTTTTACGCAACAGATATTCAAGTTGGGGATATGATTTGTTTGGACACAAGCGCGTCATATCCCGAAACGATAACAAGATATCGTGTAACATCGATAGATCCGGCCACCACGCCGTCCGTAGGCGTTATGACCGTTACCTTTGATGACAACATGGATCCTAGTTCAATCGACATTACTGCGGCCCAACCCGACGGCTTAGTGTGTCATCCTAGTACAAATAATAAATTTTCATATACCGCAGACCCTTCAGCGCAGGGGCTTCCAACCAAATTTGTTACCTATCTTCGTAATAGGGATTTCGAGATTGTTGATTCAATGGCTGCATCGGGAGGAAACTATTCCGAGATAGTTCGACATACTATTACCCCTGAAGATATTACGGCCAAGCAGTTTCTTTTTAGCCCATCTCTTTTGGCTCCCCTTAATGTTATGGCCTTTGTGTCTGGTGGGGCGGCGTGCATGCCTCCTAACGACTTTGAAATAACATCTGGAAATACGTTTAATTGGAACGGTAAAAACCTAGACAACGTGATTTCTGCGGGTGACGTTGTTGTTTTGGTATATGCAAACGCAAGCGGAACGCCTCCAGAGCCATTTCCAATTAATACGTATACCCAGCCTAAAGGAGTGCTAACAACGGCAGATGTTGGAAAGTTTTTAATGGATGACTCTGGGGTTGCCGCCGTGTGTTCACAAACGGCGCCGGTACCTGGACAATATAATACATGGACGATCGAGTTTTTAGGTATTCCAGTTGTAGGTGCTCCAACAAAGTTTACAGTTGAAATATTAGCTATACCAACGGTAAATACAGACCGCCTTAACTTCATTGGCGGTGCTCCCTACACTCCATATGGCGGCTCGGATTGGGCCGAGGGAGCTACGATTGAAGAGGTTGCTGCGAATCTAGCAACTGCATGGACAAATATAAACCCGGACGATAATGGAAACTTTTATATTGCGGTTGCTGTCGGATCAGTGGTTACGTTTACAGCTCAGCAAAATAGGCCATCTGGAAGTAGCACATTTCAATGGGTAGGAAATCCTGCTCATGCTTCCGTAACTCAAACCCAGGTTGGAATTGCAGCAAGCACGTTTTATTTTGATAATTATAGCGATGCACAGTTTGTTGTTTATGGAGATAACTGGACCACGGCGCTTAACCTTTCCGACTTGGCCGCGAACTTTGTAACAGCTTGGAACTTATTAAGTCCGGCTCCCATTTGGTGGAAGCTAGACCAAAACGCAGAACCAATTAGTGACACTCCGTGGGTTGCCTCTTCGACCGGCGCATTGGTTACTCTTACTCAACAGGCGTTTGGAGACCCTGGATACATTGGTCCAACAGCACTAAATTTTCCAGATAACCCTACAATAATAAATACCGTAGTTGGCGTGGACTATGTTCCCCCAAAGTCTGTTAAGTCATTTTTGGGGCGATTAAAAGCTATCGATGGGGCGAGCGCAGTAATTGAGGTTTTGCCCTTTTATTCCGCTATCGCGAAGGGTGCAATTGACGCATCGGGAGGAGATGGAAACAATAATGGAAGGGTGTCCGCCGTAGACGGAACGCATGTTGAACAAAGCGGACAAAGCCCAGTTTATGCCGGGAAAGCGTTTTTTGATGTGGTAGACGGGGGAACTGTAATTTTTAAGTGAGGAATAATATGCCAGGACAAAATACGATCATAATTAAAAAAATTACTGGAGAAGTCATCCAAACAATTCATGATTCGGGTATATCAATTATTCCACGGGTATCCGATACGCTGAGGATAACCATGGGCACAAGCAGTATTCTTTTTAAAGTTATTGGCGTTATTATTGGTGTGCCCAATAAGGGTATCATAGAGATTTTAGTTGTTGATCTAGTAAAATAGTTTTTAAACCAAGGAAGGAAGTCGATATGAAATATCTAGTTTTATTATTGGTCTTGGCGTCAACCGTGGCGCAGGGAGCAATAATTAATCCCAAGTTCTTGCCGTGTAACGTGGCAAATGGAGTCGCCTGTACTAATGGAGCAAACAAAATCGACGTAGCACAATTGCCAAGTGCAACGATGATTTTTAAAGACACGTTTGATCCAACGGCCACCCCTGCAAGCCCGCTTTTAAATGGCGATGTTCTAGCTCGGGCTGGCGACGAATACATAGCCACCCAACAGGGTACCTATGATTTTGGAGCCGGTGGAGTATTATTTCAGACTGGAGATTTCGCTATTTATAACGGAAGCATTTGGCGTCATTCCCCTGCGGCCGACGGCGTTGTGTCGGTAAACGGTTTACAGGGTGCTGTGGTTTTACACACAGACGATATCAGTGAAGGTGGAAGCCCAACTAATATGTGGTTCACAAACACAAGGGCAAGGGGCGCAGTTTCGGCCTCGGCTCCTTTGTCGTTTAATTCGGGAACTGGAGTTTTTTCAATTCCTCAAGCCGGAGCAAGTGCAAATGGATATCTATCCTCTGCCGACTGGAGCACGTTTAATGGAAAGCAATCTTCATTATCCTTTACCGCTCCGCTTGTAAACACCACTGGAACCGTATCAATACACGTGGCCGATGCATCTGATAATGGTTATCTGTCTTCTGCTGACTGGAGTTCGTTTAATGGTAAGGTTAGTAGCCAGTGGACAACGACTGGATCTGATATTTATTACAACGCTGGAAACGTAGGAATTGGAACAACGTCTCCTGGATCTTTTAAGTTAGACCTCGAGGGAACTTCCGGTGCAACGCTTAAGGTTGTAGATGGAAATCAGGGCGTTGGGAAAATCCTAACTTCGGATGCAAACGGCGTTGCGTCTTGGACTAGCCCTGCGGCAACCCCAACATGGTTGCATCAGGATATTACGCTGGTAACGCTTGATATAACGCATCAATATATAGACGCCTCACAGCAGTGCCTTCCGGCTTCTGTAATGCTAAGTATAAGTGGTGTTTGGGGCGTGTTGACTGCCGACTACACGCTTTCGGTTGTAAGCAGTAAAACTCGTATTAGCTTTGTGGCGACCACGGGCTTTGGAACCGGAAGCCCTCAGGCTCTTGCTGCTGGAGACGTGATTAGTTTAGTATGTCAATACTAATAGAATAACAACGGGGAGGGGGCTTCGGCTCCCTCCACATTAGCTAACGGGGCCTGCTCTATGCAACTAACAAGGTTAATAATAATTGGTTTACTAGTCGGATTGCAGCCGGCATATGCGGCTAGAATCTCGGCTAAGTTTGTTACTGCTGCGGGTTCCGATAATCAGATTCAATTTAATAACTCTGGGTCATTTGGAGCTAGTTCTTATTTTACTTATCAGCACGCGCTCGGTGAGCTTTGGTTAAGTGGTCTAGGTAACTTAACCCTTGATGCAATACTTATCGGGGGTTCGTCGCAGGCCGGACCCTCGCTCCTTGCAAACCAGCCAGGCGAAGCCGTTTTAATCGGATCTGGAACTGGCCCTAATCTTTCGGGCGGAGGAACATATGATGTTCATGTCGGGTTTCACGCGGGAAAAACACTAACAACTGGCACGGGTAACACAATAACTGGAACAAACTCAGACGTTGCAGCGGCATCATCTTACAACTCTGTTTATGGTTTTGCCGCAAGTGCTACCGGAAATAGAAGTGTTTCGATTGGATCTTACGACGGCGGAGGGTATTCCGCTAGTGCGTCGGGCAATAGTGCCGTGGCCGTTGGTAACGGTGCCGTAGCATCTGGAAACACGTCAAGCGCTTTTGGCAGCCCCGCAAACGCGGGAGGAGATTACTCTGCTGCATTTGTTGGAAACGCTGCGGGACAGTATGCTTCAGCGTTTGGTTATGGCTCTTCGGCAAGTGGCACGGGCGGGCTTGCAATTGGTGGCTATTCAACATCAACCTCTGGTGCCTATGCAACCATGATTGGCTATCACATCACTGGCGGCTCATACGCTGGTGCAGTGGCAATTGGTGCTGACCATACAGGAACAGGTGCGGCGCCCACAGCACAAGATGATTTTATTTTGGGAACCGCAAACCATCACGTAAAGATTCTAGGAACTCTTGCTGCTCCAACCATAAAGCTTACTACCGGCGCAGGCGCGGGGTTGGTGTTGACCTCTGACGCCAGCGGAAACGGAAGCTGGACAAGCGCCGGAGCAGGAACCGTAACGGCAGTAACCGCATCAAGTCCACTTGCATCAAGTGGAAGTTCTGCTCCAAACATTACAATTTCTAAGTCCGACGGAAGCACAAATGGATATCTCTCCTCCGCCGATTGGACAACTTTTAATAATAAGCAGGCTGCGCTTGCTAAGGCAGACGCTTCGCATGATGGATATCTATCAAGCGGAGACTGGAGCACATTTAATTCCGCAAGCTCTGCACAGACGTTTCATAATGAAACATATAATCTGGGAATAAAGGCCGCGATCGCCTCAAACACGCTAGTTGTAAGTTTGGTTCAGGCCGATGGGTCCACAAATCCATCAACTGGCGCGGCGGCAGTTAAGGTTGGATTTAGAAGCACAACGGCAACGACCGGAGGATATTCAGAGGTTTCATTTACTGCTGCTGCATCAATAACGCTTGCTGCTGCGGACTCTATTGGAGCTGTGGCGGCGGTACAGGCTGGGCTTTATGTTTACTTAATTTCTGATTCGACAAATGAAATCTGTTTATCGTTTGGACAGATTGACGACAGCGTTGTTCAGTCTGCTTCGGCGCTTACTGGCGGAGCAGATACGGACGGAACAAAGCTTTGGTGTACTGGTGCTCATACATCTAGGCCAACTAGATTAATTGGGCGAGTTGTAGCTACATGGTCAAACCCAAACTGGGGATCTATAACGAATGTAAACATTACTGATAATATACCGATTATTACATCATGGATTCCCTATACCCCCACCATTAGTGCTGGAATGTGTGGAGGTGGCTGCAATTTAATATCCTTTTTTTGGCGCAGAGTTGGTGACACCTTAGAGGTGAGAGGTAACTGGACAAACGGAACCGTAAGTGGATCTGTTGCCTCTATCTCTCTGCCTACTGGCCTGACAATGGATGCATCAAAACTACCAACCTTAGCCGCATCAACTGCATCAATGGTTGGCACTTGGTGGCACAACAATCACGCCTATGAAGATGGAGCAATTCTTTCTCAAACATCAACCTCTCCCAATAATGATTATACCAAAGTGAACTTTGGAACTAGCACTACAGGGACAGGAATGCTGACTCCACAGTGGGCAAGCAGCATCATGTCTGGCTATGATGTGCTCTCAGCTAACTTTGCTGTTCCTGTTGTGGGGTGGTGATTATGAAAGAACGATGGGCTTTAATTATATTGATTCTATCCCTCTCGAGCTGTGCAACTACCATGGACCACGGGATGCGCGCGTTTGATCGCTGCGCTAAGCATTGCAAGGATAATCCAACACTATCTGTAAAAATTACCGGAGAAATAGATTTAGGCATTGACTGCGAGTGCGGTCAGAACAAGGAGAGTTTATGATCATTCCAGCTAATCAGCCGATTCCATTTAGTGCGGACTATGGCGCATCAGGATTGAATATAGGCGCAAAAGTCTTTGATTGTAGCTCTGGCTCTCCTGTGCAGTTAACGGGACGCCCTGGGCAAACGTCGGGCGTATATCCGCTATCCAACGTTGCCGGGAGCTTCTGCTACCTGTTTACATTCTCCGGCCTTCCTCAGCATTCTTATCTGGTTCTTATCCAGGCTTATACGGACAATGCCTTTACGATAGTTGACATAAGTAAGCCGGAATTCTCGGAGTCGGTCTCAGCGAAGATTTTGGCACCGCTTATAACTTATAAATTAAAAATTGAGCTTGGTTGTGAAAACCAGCCTCCACAGAGGCCGGTTATTGTCGCGCAGAATTCAGACGCAAACATTGTTCTGTCCTTCTTTGATGAGGATAGAAATCCGATTGATATTACATCTGCCACCGAGCTTGAAATCAAAATGATGGAGCACGACAATATAACTGTTTTAATTAAAGAGCTTGGCGCGGCCATTTCCCTGATCGATGGGCATCCAAACCAAGTCCTTCTCGAGATGCGCGCGGCAGACTTTGAGGTGTTGCCTGGCGGAGACAACGATATTTCGGTTACTCTTCATCTTGCTGGATCAACATACGTTATCAATCTTTACGATGCAATAAACGTAGAGCCAGACGTAACTGAAGTTTGGGTTAACGGACACCCGGTTTTTTAATCGGTAGTAACATGATTGCTTCGATCGCGGCATTCATGCCGATTTCATGGCCGGATTTATATCTTACTTTTTGGTATTTAATAAATCCCGTGCCCGAGCAATATTGGCATGAATCGATATACCAGTCTTCATTGTTGGCATCACCATGATTATTAAGCAATGTTCCTAGCCCATAGCAACACCAACACGTCTTCTCTTCCATTACTCCTCCTCAAAGGTTGAATAGATTTTTGGGGTAATTCCTGCCCGGAGAAGGGCGGATTCTAATTTTCTGATATAAGGAATTGAAAAATTTGAGGCGACCAGTCGTGTAAACTTCATACTATGATCCTCCTATAAAAGATCATAGTATATATTACAACCTGCCCCACTAGACTGCGCCTGACTTCGACTTGAAAATCGGGTAGCCGTTGTTCCAAGCGATGTACAAATCAAGGTGCGCCTGAAGCGCCCATTGAGCCTTGGTCGTTACCCAGGTCTTGCGAGTCATCCGGCTCAAGTCATTCCGAATCTTGGCGGCGGTATAGTTCAAGGCGAACATTGCATCGGGTCCGCCGTCTTTGGCGATCCGGCTTGGCACTTGGACGAACTCAGCATCCGGCGCAAACTTCTTTGCCAGCTTTGGATAATCGGTCTTGGCATCGCTCAAGATCGTGAGATTTGTTTTTGGCTTCTGGCGCTTGGCTACCATCTTGAACACGTCTTCACGGGCGGCGTCACGAGTGTCTTGCCGCCATCCGTATTTCTGTTGGGAAGTGGAAGCAGCTTTACCGTGGCAGTTCATTTCGCCAACACGAGCCTCAATGATTTCGCCGGTCTTAGCTCTGACGGCGAAGGCGATTGAGAGAGGTTTCAGCTTGGTATGCTCGAAGGTTTCCATCTCATCGAACTGAGCGTAGGTCGTGGTCAGACCGCCCGCAGCTACCTGTTTCTCATGGTACTTCCGGGCTTCGCCAGCGATGAACACGAGCTTGCGTGCGACGGTCTTGGGGTTGCAGCCAAGGACTATCGCCAACCGCCGTTGAGTGGTGCCCGATGCGTATAGTTTGAAAATCTCATGATTCAGTTCTGGCTTCTTCTGTCCTTCGGTTGGGCGTCCCGTATGCGAGCTAAAGAACTTTCCACATTTCTTACACTTGTAGCGGGGAACGGGCTGAGCGTTGTGCTTGTTCTTGAAATAGCCCTTCTTGATGAAGAACTTACCCGTGGCTTTGCATTCGGGACACTCCGCAGGTTTGGTGAACATAAATCACTTCCCCTTTAGGTCTTTCCAGAAGGGATCAACTAAGTGAATGAGTAGGCACCCGCTTTGGGGGTCGGGAATTATGTCCTGTCGAACAAAGCGAGCAAAAATCTTTTGTAATTCGTGGGCGTTGTGCCACTGCTTCGGGTCATTTCCATGGTCCCCCCGAACCCAAATAGCAATATTTTCGTAACGGCGACTCCAATGACACACGCCGAGCTTCTGTGCGTGATTCAAATAGGCGTAGAGCTTCTTTTGCGTCCAGCCGCATTTTCGTAGCCACTTGATTTTCTCAGAGCGGGACTTAGTTTTTGTCGTCATAAAAGCCTCACTTCCTATCTAATACTTTACCAAAATCATCAAATATTGCAAGGTCAAAATGGCTTATTGCGTCATTAGCGTGAAACTATTGACGTTTTTACATTACGTCGTGTGGTTAGGCGCAATGTGGTGGGGCAGGTTGTATATATTAGTATAATAGTCAATAACTATTTAATAGTATTTTCTATATATTGTTTAGACATCTCTAGGTATAGCTTAAAGCATGACTCAACAAGGTCTCTCCAAGAGAGGTTTTCTCGGTGCCTTTTCGCTGTAACACGGGCAAGAAGGTCTTGGTCGATCCAAGCCTGGAACAATTTTGTTGGGGTTGCTCTACCCTTTAGGGATGCTCTAAACTGTTTACGTAATGAAAGTATACTTGCCATATGACCACCTATACGGGACGACTAGCCTATATCTTAAACTATATAAAAACTCAATATTATTTATTTGTGAATCCATCTTTTTCTCGATTCACTTAACACCCATCCAGAATTAATTAGCCATCTATAAACAGTGTCATTATGAAGAGATAATTCTTCTATTCCGACGTCACGCACTAAGAGGTGGCACCTTAAACACATCGGCATCACGTTCCAATAAAGATCCGACTTAACCCTAATATAATGCGGAATGCTTTTGATTGTTGTCGTTCTCATATTCCTTAGCGCTTCCTCTGGGTTAAGGTCTGCGCAGGCAAGACATGGAATCCTAACGATTGTATCTATAAGGGCAACGTCTATGGTTTGGCGAAAGACCATTAAGAATTTGTATCAAAACTTTGTCCACAATGCGGACATACATAGGTTTTAATCGCCTTCTGCCTACTGTCTACTAGGTCCTTAAATTTATTGCCGAGCGCATCTGAGGTATTATTAATATCCTCTTGAGACACTCCCGCGTGCGCCGTGCTTCCTATTGATTTTCCGTCGAGGATATCGGGATTAAGCTCTGGATAATGAATAAGGAATGGCTCGAAATCAACAAGCTCTCGGATCTCCGGAATAAGGTTTGTTAACTCCCACGTTGCCTTTGTTGACGACTCGTTATCGATAATACGATATGCCTTGGCCTGGTCATGATTTAGGTTAGAGATAAGGCATTCAATATGAGTTACCCCATTTCTCTTTGCCGCCTTATAGCGGGTATGTCCTGTAATAATTACATATTCGGAGTCGAGCACTAAAGGAACATTAAGCCCATACGCATTGATCGATTCTTCTACGCCTCCGACTGCGTCGTCATTGTTTCTTGGGTTTCTCCAGTAGGGAACGATTTTTTCGATTGGTACAAGCTCTAGGCGTCCATTAAGCTTTAGTTGGTTTTCCATTTTCGTGTTCCTTTCTAATTTGAATCTGTTTATCGGTTTCATACGCCCGAGAATACTGGGTGTTGGCAAACAGCTTAGAGAATCCCGTAATATGTTTTAGGCGCACTAGCTCATCAGCCTCCATGCCTAACTGATTACATATATCGGCGTCCTTCCATCCATTATTTAACATTTCAAAGACCATGGAGGACATCCCAGCAACACTATGTTTACCGCGCGCGCGATTGTGACTAACGGTTGCGGCCATTCGGTCGTTAATATCTTTCTTTAATACGGCGATCGGAAGAAGACCCCGGTTAAGATCATGAATGTCCTTATTCATTCTCATTGTTGAATATCGGTGAAATCCGTCTACGATAACGTATTTATCTCGCTTTTCATCATAGATGGCGACGATGGGCTGAGTATACCCGTCGTTCTTTATCGATACATAGAGGAGCCGCATTTCATTAGTGGCAACTGCATTCGGGTTATAGTCGTTTGCCTCTACCTTATCGATCGGCACCCAAATAACATTAGATACTGGATTATGCTTTACACAGTCTGGTGTACTCATTGTTTAGCCGCCTTACGTTCATTACGTCTGCGCTTATACTCTTCCCAGTGTTCGCGCGGGACGGGGACATTATTTAGTTTTACGTGTTCCCAGTCGTTACATAGAATCGAGGTAATATGTAACCTCATTAGCTTGTCTCCAAAGATCCAACCAAGAAGCTCTTCCATTTCTTTAAACTTCTTTCGGAACCCCTCTTTCCAGTCGGGATTATCAATAAGGTTTTCCAAAAGATAATCTCTATATTCCTTCCAAGAGCTAAACATCGGAGGAAGGTGGTGAGGACAATAGAAATCATCCCATCCCATTTTGCCGGCCATGTCTATACCCTCAACGCGGGCAACGATCTTATTATAATTCTCCGGTTCTAGCTCCTGAAGAATAAACAGTGCTCGGACGGCCGTTTCATGGTGAAGATTAGATACGCGCATATCATTAACCGGCACGCCGTACTGATACATTTTATCGTAGACCTTATTATAGGGCCACCCGTTATCATGAATTGCCTTCCAAACGTCGGTATAAGACCAATCATAAATTGGGTAAAACGTATAGTGTTCTCGCCTCTTATTTAATTCTTTTCCCCAGGTAACGCCTCCATAGGTATGCCCACCCGTTAGTCCGCTCGCACGCCTTGGGGATTCTTCTGCCCGGACGCCGGCAATATAACAGCTTTTCTGATTAGGAAACTCTACGGCAAAGATTCGCTCAAATAGTTCTCCAAAACGGTCGGTTCCATATCGATTCTCTTTATATGAGTTCGGCTCTTTAGGTCGGATCCAGTTGGCCTCGTCGTTGGGATTCCAACACTGAAGCCAGTGATCTTTGAATGACGTTGCATTAAATAGTTTAAAGGGAAACTGTAACCACATGGGGATTACTTCGGGCCGGAGCATAATTTCACGAACCGTGTCTACTGTTGATAGCCACTCCGCTTCTTGATCGAGCCACATAACACGAAGCGGGAGACGTCCCTTCTCACGTGCCACCAGGAGCGCTAGGTGGAGCACCACTGTACTATCTTTTCCTCCAGATACTCCGACGACTACATTAGGGAATTCGTCGAATAGCCAGCGTATACGGACGAGTGCAGCGTCAAACACATTCTCTTTAAGAAATACTTTCTTATTGCTCATTTGAGGCTTGTCCAATGGCTACAGGTAAGCCGAACCACAGCCGGAGCGGTTGCGCAGCAGAGTGAGCCGTGTTTCCGTGGCCCGAAACGGCGGTTATCATAGCCTGTCCTTTTTGATGGTAGCATTGAGCCTAGCTATTGCTTCTGATAAGTCGGCCAGTTCTCGCTTCAGCCAATGGATGTTAGTTTCTTGCTGCTCACGCGGCAAAAGAGGATTAACACTTTGTGCCCCCCATCGTTGCAGCTTTCCCGCTGCCGCGAGAACTTCACCGCACTCTTCAACAAGATGGGCTAATTGCTTGTTAAAACCTCTTTGCAAAAACCGTTTATCGCTCATAATTCACTCCTTAATTTCTAGCCGTTTTCGGGCTGTACCCTATTGTAGCCTTTCAATCGTCTTTTGGAGCCGCTTAGGATTAAGCTCATTCCCGCGAAATCTCATTCCGTATGAAACTGCGGCTCGGGCTGAATATCCAAGTCCGCAACATGGATCTAAAAATATTCCATTATCAACGGCAAATGGGTGAGTAGCCCTTGAAATAGTGTCCCATCCCTGGGTGTGTAATATTAAATCGTTATAGTCAGCAGGAAGAGTAATTCCGTGCTTAGAGAATACGTGTAGGTCCATGGGTAGTTTTTTAGATCCAGACTGATAAAGTGTTTCAATCGTTGTTTCGTGGCGAAGTCCAGAACCGCGCGCCAAAGAAAGCATTTGATCTCTCCACTTCTTTCCGTACTCGATAAATACGGCGTTTTTGGCATATTTCTGAATAGTCAAGAAAAAAGAATATAAAAACTCGTCAATATTATTTTCTCGCCTAACTGACGCTCCGGTCATCTTAAGTCGCATTGTTTCCCAATATTTAAGATTTCCGGCTCCCCACGGCGGGTCTGAATAGAATATGTCTGCCTGCTCGGCGCCCATAATATTATCTATCCCGTCTATGATGTTTCCGCACTGAACAATGTGATGACCAATCTTAGTTATCATCTAGCCTCCGAGTTTTATATAAGCGCTCGATTTAATATATATGTTGTATCGTTGCCAAATGTTCTCGCTATGGATGCATCATTATGAATTGGACATCCCATGGTCCAATACTTATACTCGCCTATGTCTAAGTACAAAAGACGCTTTTTAAAAAATTGCCCAGGGTATCCGTGATCTCGGATATATTGGGTAAACCAACAGAACTCTGTATCTAATGCCGGCCAGTCCCATCGAACTACATACCAGTGTGGGAACCGGGCCATGGTCTTTGCGAATCGCCAAGATGTAGATGAAATGAATTTCTCTATCCTTTGTAGATCAGAGGGCTCGATAGTTATCGTCATAGGAAAATATATATCTAACGGGCTCGCTCGGGTCAAGAATATTTTATTAATATAAAAAAAGAGTTGACCTTTATTTCGAGTTCGCGTAACCGACTAATGGGGCCGTCACAAGCGGCCTACAGCGCCGGATGAGGGGATGGAAGGCGTGGGGTCGCGGAGACCCTCCGGAAGTAATTCCGTAGCATAGATTTGGGGCTTCCTCGGCCGTCAGACCACTTGTGGGCTTATGCTGCATACTGCGGACTCATACCGCTAGTGACGTGCATTAGGCTAGGACTCATATGTACCTCCTGGGAAGTGCAGGGAATGGGCATATGACTAAAGTCTGGTACTCTCGGGCTGCCTAGACCTAAGATAGATCAGAGACAAGTCTCTTGCCATAAAGAGAAGTAATCTCCGATGACAGGCAGAGTTACGCTACCAAATACTTCAAGAAGTCTTTCAGGGCACTTCTGCACCTACGCCTCACCCGCTAGTGGCTAATGATCGCCTTAACTTAAAAAATATATATAAAACAAAAAAAAAGACTTGACAAAGAATGTTTAAAATATTCTTCCCATATAGAAAAATCTATGATACCTTACACAAAGATAGTTAAAAACACTATAAGGGGTATAAAAAAATGAACTTAGACAAATTAAAAGAGCCGTTTGCAGAATGCGATATTGAGTGGAGACTCGCTCAGTGCGGAGAAACAAACGGTAAGCTATGGGGTTTGTGTTTGGCCTATATTCAGGCCCGAGCCGTGATGGACAGACTTGATGAGGTTTGCGGTTCAGAGAACTGGAAAGTAAAATACGATGTAACCGCCTCTGGAACCATATGCACGCTTGCGATTAAGGTCGGATCCGAGTGGATCGAGAAGCAAGACGGAGCCGAGGCCACCGACATCGAAGCCTTTAAGGGCGGAATCTCTGGAGCGCTCAAACGGGCTGGCTCGGTATGGGGAATTTCAAGGTACTTGTACCGGCTAGAAAGTGGGTTTATTCAGGTTGTCGATAAGGGTACGCAGGGCGCGCTCTACGGCAAGACCAAAGAAGGAAAAACTTTTTATTGGCTCCCTCCGGCGCTTCCTAGTTGGGCGCTTCCGCCGGTGCCAACTAAGCAGCCTGCTCCGCAGGGAACGATTACGGCACCGGCATCCATAACCGAACCCGAACCGCCAAAGCCCCAAGACAGACAAGCTGAACCCAAGCCAATGGCTCGAGTCGAGCTGATCAAAACAATCATGGAAACGGCTAGGCAGTTAAGGTTATCAGACCGGGAGCTAGGAGACTGGGCAACGGAGGAGTTTAAGAAACCAACTAAGAATCTATCACCTACGGAGCTTGAGCAGTTTCTGGGTATCTTACAGGGAGAGGTTGGAAGGATGGGGGATGTAAAATGAGTACAGAATTACAGCAATTTAATGAAGTCAAAGCCGAGATCACAACCCTAGTTGCTCCGGTGCTCCAGGTAAAGGTCGTCGATTTTAAATCAAGCCTGGGAGCGATAGAGGCAGCTAAGACGCTTAAAGCCATGGCCAACCGGCTAGACGATCTACGGCGAGCAGAGGTAGACCCCCTGAATGCTAAGGTCAAGTCAATAAATGAATACGTTAGACAGATAAAGGCACCTCTTGATGCCGCAGATGTATATATCCGAAACGAGCTTAATCGCTTCGCTGCCGAGCAGGAGAAGTTCCGCCAGGAGGAGCTACGCAAGGCCGAGGAGGAGCGCATAAGGAAAGAAAACGAGCTTCGCATTAAACAAGAGGAGGAAAGAAAATCCGTAGAAGAGGGGATGCAAATTTTCGGTGCAGACTATGGAGAAGCCAAGGAACTCGAGAAAAAACAAGAGATAGAGCGCGCGCAGGTAGCTGTCGAGATTAAACAAAAGGAATGGGACATTAATCAGGGGCAGCTTAAAAATACCCGCAAGACAACCAAGGTAAGGGTCATTGATCTAACCAAGGTTCCTCGAGAATTTCTAATTATTGAAGTAAACGAGCGTGCCGCGATTGCAGCGCATAAAGCAGGTGTACAGATCGCAGGGCTTGAGTTTTACCAGGAGATAGGTCTTGCGATAGGACAAAAAACAAGGGTTACACGCATGGCACTGGAAGGAGAGGCACATGGTTAATAAATGCATTTTAATAGGCAGACTAGGGAAAGACGTTGATATTAGGTATACACAGACGGGAGTGGCAGTTGCGAGCTTCTCCGTTGCCTGTGCCAAAAAGTGGACAGATAAGACCGGAAAGAAAAACGAAAAAACAAACTGGATATCAGTTGTAGTTTGGGGAAAGCTCGCTGAACTATGTACTAAATACCTGCACAAAGGATCGCTTGCCTTCATTGAGGGAGAAATCGAAACCCGAAACTATGAAGCCAAAGACGGAACCAAAAAATACATAACCGAAGTGGTGGCGCAGAATGTGCGCTTTCTAGATAGTCAATCAAAGGACGATCCAGAAAACACCAAGGATCTGGGCGAGCAGTTTGATCCAGAACCAGGAATGTTCGGATAATTTTGTGGGCGCGCTTTTACGGGACGCGACTACGAAACGCGAGCCGGATCGACTAAAGGTATAAAAGATCGCCGGCTCGCGTAAACCTCAATGGAAGGAATTGAAAATGAATACTAAACAAAACAAAGAACTCGGGAAATTAATGGAAGAGAGCGCAGGGCTTAGGATGCGAATCGACGCACTAAACGCAAAGATTAACGGCCAGATTAAGCTCCTCGAGATGAGAGGGCATATTATAAAAAGCCTTGAGGCCAAAGCAGAGGCATTCGAGGCGGTGGCGCTTAAAATTATGGGCCTATGCATAAACAGATGCATTAACCACACAACAAATAATGCCAACAAACCCGAGCCGGCACCTGGGAGAACAGTAGAAGACGTTGTGAGGGATTTAGAAACTAAATACTCAAAATAAGGAAACCATGGGCGAAAAAGTTGCGATCACACTTGGAATGATGACTTGTTTTGCTGTTGGAGTTTATATTGCGAGGTTCATTTATGGAGCTTGTTAGGGTTAATCGAGACGACGGCACACAGAATAAACCAAAGACGTATGAGGCCAAAGTAATAAAAAGATTTACTAAGGCCGACGGAAGGACCTGGCTTAAGATCATTCCAACCGAGATTTTAGATGCACACATACGATCGGTACTCGAAAAGAACACCAGAGAAATAAATGACGCACAATAAATCCAAATGGAAATTAACATGAGAGCCGAAAGGTAGAAAGAAGGAAGAAATGAAAAAGATAGTTAGTGTTACGGAAGTATCTGGAGAAGGCTTGGTTAAGTTTTTAGGCGAAAGGTTGACATTATTTTGCCTAAATTACATTTATACGGGCAAATTAGAGGGTGGTAACGATTCTTGCGTTTTGTTGTCTGATGCCGCCGTTGTTTACGAAACTGGGGCATTTAATGAAAAGGGATGGAAAGACGCACAGAAGCTTCCTGGTGAATGGTACGTCCAAATTGGAGCAATTGAAAGTTTCGGAATTCTGAAATGATCCGATCAATAAAACAATTTTGGCGGTCGTGGTCGTGGTCGCGGTCGCGGTCGCGGTCGCGGTCGTAGTCACACCGCCGCCGGCAACACCGCCACCGGCAACACCGCCGCCTGCAACACCGCCGCCTGCAACACCGCCGCCCGTTGCGCCAGCGTCAGCCTTGGTTGCCGGAGAGCTGTCTCCGCAACCGACGATCAAACCTGCGAAAACCAAAGAACAAATAAGCGAATATTTCATGAAAGACCTCCTGGGCAAGACCCATTCGCATCGTGCCCCGCGAGTGGCTCTGCCGCAACGACAAGCACGCACAATTCCGGAACGAGCGTTGTCTTGCGTCGTGGCTGTCATGCACGTAGGCCTTCCCGCATGCGTCGCATCCTGATTCGCAAGCCTGGTGGGTATGACCGCCT